ATGCCTAATTTAAAAAAACACATTAAAAAAAGATTTTTGATCGAGATTGAATCAAACCCCGATCTTGATAAAGCGATCACTGACAATCTCGACGTTTATACAAAAGACGATGCTTTTAAGATTCCCAAAGTAAAGGATATTAAAACCTCGCTAATACAGTACGATAATGGTAAAATAGTACAGGCATTCCCTCATAGACATAACGGTACTCTTAAATGGATTCCAGAGCCTGATCCTATTTTGATTCTGTTTCACACAGCCTATCTAAACGGTAAAGAAATAAGTAAGCAGCGGAATGAGTCTTTATTATTTATTGGCAATACACATCTTAATGAAGGAGTTATAAATGATTTATACAAGTATTTTGGCTTAGTGAGTAGCTTTGTTATCTCTTTATTTACTGCTCTGGAAGCATTTATTAATTGGAGGACAGCGAATGCAACTTATACCAAAGAAACCATTAAAAAAACAGAAATATATGTAGGTGGCCAAATTGGCGGTTTGCCAGTTGATATTAAGATAAATGAAGTTCTTCCAATAATTACAGGCAAGGATTTTTCAAAATCCCATCCACTAATTTACATGCATATCACTAATCTAAAAGAGTTCCGTAATAGTATAGTCCATCTCAAAAGCTCTTCAGACGGCCATACTCCATATGACCATATATTTAAAAAATCTTTCCAATATAATTACGAACAAGCATTAAATGCAGTCAAGGATTTTTTGAATTTTTATCACCCATCCAATCCGAATTATATAGAGGAATGCAACTGTTCGCTTGTAGATTAAACTTATCTTCAAAATAAAAAATGGCTGAGATTAATGTAATGCTAATGCTATTTGATGAGGAAAAGAGAGTTTTTTCAGGTCTAAGGCTAATAAGTTTACCTGCTGTGCCTACAAAAGGGGATAAGATATCGCTAAATGATGAAAATAGTCAGGGGCAAATCTATTTAGTTTATGATGTCCATTATTGCGAAAATGGAATCGATGTTAATATCATTCATTTGGGAAGTATAACCGACTACTATGGCTCTGGTTATCCTGATATTAAAACTACAGGAAATGATGTTTGGTGGAGCGCCTGAAACATTGGTTAACGCCGCTTGCATCTTAGTTCTTAGGCTGTTGATACCTGCGGATTAATACCTTCCACTCAACAGCTGCCATAGCCTGAAAGCTAAAAACAGCATGGCAACAGGGCCAAGGATCCACCAAACGAGAATACGTCCGCGCCTGGCAGCTTTGCGTTCCTTTTTGTCTTCCTTTAAAATATCGTCTAACATCCCTTTAAACTATCGACTATTCAGATTATTTGCAACTTCTTCCTATCCTTTGATGGGACGCTGCCAAAGAGAGCGAACACAATCTTGTCTCAAAGAAGAATGCACAAATAAAAAGCCCCCAAGGTTTGTAGCTTGGAGGCTTTACTTTTAATTTTTGATTCGGGTGAAAATGACAACTACCGTTATCAAATTACCAAACCGAAACAACAGCGAAAATCGGTTTTCCATGCTTGTTGTTTTAGAGGTTATTAATCGACTTTTAGGCAAGCCTTTAACCTCCCGTTTGTGGTGGTAATTGCCGTTCGAGATTCAGCAAGTGGTTTTGTATCCCCTTACAATCATTCAAGTATGGTAAATATACTTAACTTGGCGTAATACCAAAACTATTTGAGATGCTTGAAGAACATAATAAGGCAATGGAGATTACATTCAAGATACGCGGCCATGTAATCAATCAAGTAATTAACCTAGAGGTGGTCATTACAGAATTTATCGCCATTCACTTCTGTTCAGATCAAGCCAAGCAGGAATCCTTTGAAAAGCTGTTTCTATGGCACAACGGTATGGGTTTAACGAGGAAGAAAGAGATTCTAAAGTTTATTGTAGATAATTATGAGCCGGATATTATCAAAGGGCATCCTGATACATTTAAAGATTTGGATGAAATCATTAAATGTAGAAACGTACTTGCACATTACTACCTAGATTCTGCACCGGGTTTTTTAGCAAAGTCGTCTGATGGAAAATTTGGTTTCAAGGGGTACAAAAAGCCGGACGATGTATCAGAATACGATTTGGATAAGCTCGAACGCATTACCGACTTAGCCAATAAATACACAACGATATTTTTGCACTGGCGATAATGAGGTTTACAGCACTAATCATTGTGCCAATAAAGACCCCCGGGTAAAAACGAAGGCTGCAACCAAAACTAACTATTTTATGAATAGTTGCTAGGTTGAATATATTAAGGTTTATTGATAATACTAATTCGTAAGAATTAGGCTGTAAACCGGTTGAAATTAAAGAAATACATTTTGTGATATTGCTTTCAATCAATCAATAATGGTATATTACAAAATCTTTAAACAAACAATAAAATTTCAACCTATAGGTTGAATTTATGGAATTTAGACATATTTTTACAAAACCGGAGCATTGTAATTTATGGGCTGTCCAGTACCCAGAAGATGAAGCTGACATCTTCAAGCAATTATTTGACAAGTGGTCTGATACCGAATATTTACTTGATTTCATGGTTAACAATCAGCCGAATTTGAATTTTTGGAAGTTAACTGTTGATGAGGCAGTTGATAAAGCCTATGAAGAGGCTGAGCATTTTAGCGATGAATTATGGGCAATTGAGACAGGCTACCCTGGTTATGAGAATATTTCTCTTCAAGACATTTTCATCCCTTTGCATAATAACGTCTATTCTATGGTGACAAGAAACGAGAGACAAAGAAAAGGGAGACCAAATAAAGAAAAACCAATGCTAAGGCTTTATGCTATTGAATTAGAAGAAGGATGTATGGTGATTACAGGAGGGGCTATAAAACTAATAGAGAAAATGGAAGGCGAGGTTTTTGAAAGAGAATTTATTAGGCTCAAACGAGTGCAAGAATACCTAAAAGAACAAGGCATCTCTACAAGAGATGGGCTATTAAATAATTGAAACTATGAACGAAAAAAATTCTAAACAAAGCGCTTGGTTTTCAGATGCACAGTATAGAATTGAAAATAAAAAGTGGTTGCGGTATTCTAGCAACATTGCTCGAAGAATACTCGCAGCTATTGAAGACAAGGAAGGATTTAATCAATCTGACCTCGCCTCTTTGTTAGAGGTTTCTCCACAGCATATAAGTCAAATAGTGAAAGGGAAGGAGAATCTTTCATTAAAGACTATTGCAAAGATTTCAGAAGCGTTAGGCGTAGAGCTAATTACCTTTCCGGAATATAAGTATAGCACTCCACCCGCGCCTTTACCAAATTATGTTATTGTCATTAAATCTAGTGCCAGTGATTATGGGTATGCCGATTCAGAGCAAGAAAATAAATTTCCTGTTATAGAAAACTCTTCAAGCAATTTAGCCGAGCTCCACGCTACCGCAAATAATTATATTAACTAATGAATAAAATAGTAAGGTATAGAATTGATGAAATTTCGGAGGTAGCATTTGAGAGAATGGAAAAAGGAGACAATTTTTCCATAGTGGGAGATGACTGTGAGGTAACAATGACAATGGACATCAAAATTTTGCCGGATTCTAGCCAAGTAAGATTTTCATTTGACATTACATATACGGATAAACGCGACAGAGAAAAACTAATGTTATTTAAGGCTATAACAGATTTTGGAGTTTTAGATTTTTCTAAAACATTTGAACTTAAGTCTGACAACACTTATGACATGCCATTAGATTTCTTGAACCAAGCAATAAGTATTGCAATTGGTTCAATACGAGGCATGTTGGTAAAAAGAAATGAGGCATCGTACCTCGGTAAAATTTATTTGCCAATATACAATCCAGCCGAATTAATTGGATCTTTGGTAACAAAAACTCCCCAAGCAGAACATTCCAAATAAATATAATTTCTACCCTTAAAATTCTTTTCACTTTAGGCTATGTTTTAAGGACAAAAAGAAGCAAGGGCAAAACCCGGACGACTTATACCTTATAATTATGCAGACGACCATTACACTAACTGACTTCAATTCTTTTTCTAATCAAAAGAGGCACGCAATCTTAGAAGATTATGGCACCTACCTGGGTGTTTACAGACTGCAGGGGAAGCATAAATAGCCTTGTTTATTGCAGACTTTGAAACGCATCAGGATTCAATTCAGAAACATTCTGATCCAGATTGGATTCAAACCAGTAATCCTGCCGGGTATCAAACCTGGAACCCAAACAGGAGAGCCCCACAAGAACTAACTACAGTCCGAATCCCGACACAACTACAACAAATTATCATCAAAGGTTTTTAGCTTTATGCATGGATAAGGCAAAAGCATTGAAGCAATTACAAACAATGGAGTCTTTTTGTAATTGTCTATTAAATGAGATTAAGATGTTTCGCGAACAAATTGATGATTCTAGACCTAAGCAAAAGCGAGCTAATAAAAGGAATGACCGGATGGCCCAAATAGAAGCTGAAATGGAGCCTTATTTTAGAGCACAGCCATACATGTGGGAGATACAAAAAAAATACAAGCTTAAAGTTCCACCACACTATACCAGAGTCCTACGGTATTTAAAGACAAAAGATCCTAAAGAATTTGATGGGCTCAAAAGAGAGTGGGAATGACAAAAAGCAGGACCAAGAATAGCCCCGCTGTGCAAAATCAAAACCAACAAAGTTTAGCAGGCAGAAAGCAATACTGTTACTGCAGCTGTACCAAACAGCCAGGCTGCAATAGTATAAGGCAGTGCTTTTAATGATGGTTCCGGAAAGACTATGCGTTTCATTTGTTCTTGGCTTGATTACTTTTTAACTCCACTCCATCGGCTTCAATGGCTCTACTATTAACTGAGAAAGGAAGATGGTAATGGTTTTAGGTTTTCTTACTTCCTCAGCAATTGCTTTGATTGTAGCCTCCGAAAGATCCTTTTGTTTGTGTGGTTTGTTCTTTTTCATGGTTGGTTTATTTTTTGGTGATTGAAGGAAGAGTACCAATCCAGATTAACTCTGGAATAATTTCAAAGTCGTAAATGATCTTTCTTTTCATGATAGATATTTTAGTAGTGGGGATGATTTAATTTTTAAATTCTCTGGGTTAATAAATACTTTCTGGGGTTTATTTAACTCTTTTGCTACTGCTCTGGCAATGGCGTTAATACTCTTTTGAGATAGCTCTACTTTTTTAGTTGTTTGCTTTTTCATGGTTCATTAGTTTAACCAAATGAGTGATAATTGTTTCAATCCATGTTTGCTAGTATGAGCCAGGGGGTCACCTCCCGGCACCTTCTTTTCTTTGCGAGGACAATAGCCTGACAGTGAAACCTGCTTGGGGCAGCGATTAAAAAAGGGACACCGAGCGCACTGCCAAATCTTTTCTGCTGTTAAGTTCTTTTCCATGGTTTTAGTTTAAATAAGTTGAATGAAATGTGATCAGTTCTTTTACTTTCTTGCCTATGTGTGGATATTGAATTGATCCCTTGCTCCTTTCCCTTAATTCAGCATCAAACCCCGGCTTCACTGATGGACACAGATAGGCGGCTACTACATCGGAACATCTAATCAGGTGGCATCTACCTTTATGAGGACAGGTGTTACATTTTTCCATGGTTAATTAGTTTTTGAATACTGTAAATAATCCCGGTCTCTCCCTCGGATCAACGTTAATTACCTCTTTGCTTTTATTTGAGAAGCAATACAGCCCTACATAGGCCTCTCTACCAGCTCTCTTTTCGGGTGTATTATCTCCCATCTTTTGCTTTAGCCGGTCACAAATAAGAATTTTAAAATCATCGCTGCATCGCTGTAAAGGGCATTTTGCTTTGTTCGGGCATTTATTACAATGTTTCATAATGGTGTTGATTTACGCTCTGTGAAGTGATTTAAGGTTAATGATAATAGCAGGCTGAATTTTAGTGACCTTTTTGATCACTTTTGCTTTTTGTTTTTTGTTGGTCATGATGTTTGGTTTTGTAGGGTAAAGGTAAGTAAATACATACGTACGTATATACGTACCCTCTAAATAAAAGTGTTAATAGGCTGTTAATGTATATACGTACCTTTATACATACATACTTATAGTTAAATTTGTACTATGGCAAAAGGAATTGCAGGCTCTACGCCTACAGGCGAGAACAAGCCGGTAAAAACAACATTTGTTTCTACTTACTCACGAATGGCCAAAATCAAGTATGTGGCTTTCATGCAGGGCAAGGATGTATCTTCAATAATTAACGATGCCTTTGATAAGATCATAGCAAAGTATGAGAAAGAGCATGGGGATATTTCAATAAAATAGCTTTAGATATGAACCCGGAAGAATGGCAAAACCTGCAAAACTTTTACACGGCCACATATAAGGACATTCTGGAAAGTAAAAACCTGGATATGCATTTGGCAAGCATAGAGGAAACTATTAAAAATCTTGAGTTGAGTATTGACAGCGAAAAGGCGGCCGGGAAAGCAACACCAGCTCTTGATAATATTAAAAACGATTTTTACTTTCTTAAGTACGAGATTTTAGAAAGAACTTGACGGCTAAATTTGTTTAGGCAGGTTAGTTTACTTACCTAATCTACTCAGCTGCTTCCTCTTCAATTCTTCAAACCTTGCTTTTATGTTCGTTCTAGCCTTAAATCCTGCCATGGTTAATACATCAAAACCCATTGCTTCGACATAGACGCTATAGGCCATTCCCGCAACGCAGATTAAGGAAATGCCGCTTTCGTTATTCAGGTTCTGTTTGATTAGCTTTTCAACTAATGCCTTTGCTTTTTGCCTGCCTGCAGAACTTTTACCAGGGAAGCTCTCAAAAACAATTCGCTTATTTTGAAGGATAACATATCCAATTGAAGAGCGCAAATTTCCCGTTCTGTCTCTATATGTTCCACCATTTCTCGCATCAAATATCATCTCCTCGGCAACTCGTTGAAGCATCGTTAAGATCGCTAATTCGAATGCGGCTCTTTGCGCTTTAAAGTACTTCCGAATATCATTTTTAGTAAACTTAGGATGTAGCATGCAAGGTTATTGTACTTTAATGCCCTGAACCATAAACCACTGGTACATTTTATTGGTCTGCTGTTCAAGCCTGGTTACCGTAAGGGCTGTATTTGTTTCAATGGCCAGTTGTGCCTGAAGGGAAGAGCGGGCCACATTTAACTGCTCAATGGCGGTTAAGCGCATTCCTCCTATCTGCCCGGCCAATACCGTTCCTGTCTCTTCTGTGAGTGAGGCTTTTATAGAGCCTGCCAGGCCGTTTTGGTTGGATGCTGTCACGTTAGCAAGGCTGATGCCGGTGGCCTGCTGTATTTGTTCAGCAAATTGGGCTGCATCGTTGATCACCTGATTGATATTATCCGTAAAACGGTCAATCTCTGAGGTATCTAAACCGCCTCCACTTTCCGCATCAGCTGCAAACTGCTCGTATAGCTTTTTGATAGGGTCTTCCAGCGCCTGGTACTTTAAGGCATTAAGCATAGCCTTTCGGATAATATCTTCTGTCTTATCGCCAAAATCCGATACAGACCGTAAGCCATTGGCAAAGCCGTCAGCGATACTATCTGTTATACTATCAGCCGTCGTACCGGTGAAAACCTCTTGTGATTTCCCTCTAAGTTCTTCCAACTGGCTATTTACATCAGCGCCTTCCTGTTTGATCTTCTGTAATTGTTCAAAGAGCGCCTTTGCGTTGTCCGTTAACTTGCCTTGCCTGTACAGCTTTTCTATTTCCTCGAATGTCCGTCCTGCAAGAGAAGAAAGCTGGTTTTCTACTTCTGTTTTCTTTCCAAAACCGAGCAGGGAACCAACGGCACCAAACAGTCCGCTACCGCCCGTTTTTACTGTTTTCTGCCCGGAAATAAACTGTTCGGATTGCAGCCTTTTTAGAAGGCCGTCAGCTTCTGCCTGTACGCTTTTTTTCTGCTCATCCAATAGCTTTCGCTGCGCTTCAATGGCTTTTAGGGTCAGGTCATTGGATCCTGCCTGTAGCCGCAGACGTTCGCGGAGGGATTGGTTGTAATCCAGTTCACCTGCCATGGCCTGCGTTTGGAAATCGGCCATCTGTTGCTTTGCCTGTTTGATGCTGTCGGCAGAAGCTTTAAAAATGTTGACAATCGTGGAAACAATGCTGACCGCTGTTCCCACCATGCCGGCGCCGGCTGCAAATTGTCCTGCAGCGTCACCTGTCGCCTGCGCTTTTTTAAACTCTTTTAATTGCGATGCTGCCTGAGTGAGACCATTTGACATAGAAGCCACAAAATCCAGCGAATCAGCAAGACCGCTGTTCATTCCTCTTACTGAATCGGCAAGGGTTGAGAAGGCATTGCCAATTTTCCCGCTATCCTGAATCAGTCGCTCCAAATTCAGGTTTGCTTCTTCTGAGGCCTCAATGAGCCCTTTTAATTTATCGATGGCCTGCTTAACATCAATCTGCACCTGTGGCGTGAGGTTTTTGTTATTTCGCAGTTCATCTTCCAACACCTTTATTTCATTGCGGATCTGTTGCCTGGTAAGGTTGATCGTATCTTTCCCCAGCTTCCGGTAAAGGGCGCTGCTTCTTGTAATGGAGCTTTCAAGAGCTGCGACTTCTTCATCAAGAGCTTGGTTTAGAATATTCACTCGGTTATTGTACTCTTCCTCTCCAAGCTTACCTCTTAGTCTTTGTAAATTCTGTATATCCCGGCTGTGATTCTCTTCAATTTGTTTGCGTTGTGCAGCAAAGGTTTGTGTACTTAGTATCAGTCTGGACAAGTCTTCCTGCTGTCGCTTAGCGGTTTCGTTGGTTGTATCAGAAAGTTCCTTGTACAAAGCTTTGAACTTCTGCATATCACCAATATTGGCGATACCAAAAGCGATTTTTGGCGAAAGCTTACTAATCTCTGTTTGAAGAAACTGGATATAGTTTTCAAAGCCTTTTGTGTCTTCGCTATTGATTAACCGAGACGTTTCAATGCCTAGGTCTCTTCTACTGGCCTCAAAGCGCTCAAACATCAACTTCTTTTCCTGCAAGTTCTTGCTGTACAATTCAGCATCCTGCTTCAGGTTAGCATTACGCAGCTCCTTTTGTCTTGCCTCATTCAGCGTGTTGATATCTGTAAGCCCTATGCCCTGAACGCCATTCTTTCTTGCTTTTTCATTATATTCATTAATCCTGAGGATCAAAGAATCATATTTTTCATTTATCCGGTCCAGTACTGAAATTTCCTCAACCATTCCGGATTGATCAGCCCCACGCTGTAAATCAGCAATGCTTTGCAGCAAACCTTTCCGCTCGTCTAATACAGTGTTTATTTTACTCTCTGCTGAGAGGGCAGCTTTCGCTGCTTTCTGAGGATTTATTTCGTTTTGTAGCTTGTTAATCTGCTCTGTATAGGCTTTGTACTCCCTCGAAGCAACAGCAAGCGGAGCCCGTAACCCCTTTATTCGTTCGATTTCATCTTTTAAGAATTGTTCGTTGCGAACAGTTGGGACATTGGTTGTTTTTTTCTTTGCCGAATCCTCAATGTCTGCTTTTACAAAAGCATTAATGGCTTCTTTTTCCTTGTTGAGTGCGGAAAGGGTTTTAGCCTGGCGTTTGGCAATGGCCTGGGAAACCGGATCATCTTCAAAGAACTTCGCCTTTAGATTTTCAGGAACAGCTGCTGACCTGTCTGCCAGTGCCTTTTTATACTCGCTATTGGCCTTAATGATTTCTTTGTTGATATCTTTTAGCGTCTCATCTGCCGCCTGCGCCTTGGCTTTTTTATCCAGGGCTTTTATATAGTCATTGATGATTTTAATACCTTCCTGCGTTCTTACATTTTCAATGGTAAGATTGCCCAGGTATTCGGGAGCAAGCCTGTTCAGTTTTTCAATTGCTGATCGTCTGGCTTCTTTGGATGCCGATTCGTCCTTTGCAACAGACAACAAAGATTCCAGTGTTGACTTTTCATCAACAAGAATTTCTTGGGAACGCTGCCTGACTTCATTTAGTCTCTTTTCCGTTCGTTCAGTTTCTGAGGCTGTGTTGTTGAATATCACCAAGGCGCTTACCAAAGCTGCTATACCTGTAGCTACTAAAACAGCGGGATTTGCCAGCATGGTTTTATTCAAAAGAGCTAAAGCCTTTTGGCTTGCCAAAGCAGCACCAGCTCTTAGTCTTTCTGCGATTGTTATCTCACCTGTAATGGCTGCATCGATCTTTTTTAATGCAATGGTGGAAAGCACAGCGGCTTTGTAGGATCCATAGGTAAGAATCAGCACCTTCAATACATCTAATACCGTTTCATAATTCTTTACAAGTGAAGTAATGGTGCTGATGGATTCTGAAAACACACCTTCGCCCCCTTTACCAAATTCGTTTAACATCTGGCTCCATGCATCTCCTAAAGCACTGAGTTGACCGGAAAGCGTTTTGGACTGCGCTTCCGAAAGATTGTAAAACTTGCCGCCTTCATTGGTTAGGCTTTGAAATGCTTTTTCGATCTGAGGAAATCCTACTTTACCGTTCTCCACAAGAGATTTAATCTCACCATCCGCTACCCCGAATTGCTTTGCCAGTTCCTGAATTACCGGTATGCCTCTTCCCGTTAGCTGGTTAATGTCCTCTGCAAATAATCTTCCCTGTACTCTGACCTTTCCATAAATCTCAGCTATCTCTCCGAGCGGGGCGCCAATACCGGAAGCGATATCACTGATGCGCCGTAAAGTGTCTGGTATTTCTTCAGCAGAAGTATTGAATGCTAATAACGTCTTGGCTGCTGTCGCCACTTCCTGTAAGTCAAAAGGAGTCTGGGTAGCCAACTTTCCGATATCTCCCATTAGCTGATCAGCTTTTTCTTTTGAACCCAACATGGTTTGAAAAGCAACTTCGAGATTTTGGTACTCAGCTCTTACCCGAACAATATCAGAAACGAAATTAGAAGCTGCGGTAAACGTTGCATAGCTGCCAATAGCTAGTGCAGCCTTTTTATATATCCCTTCAATTGCATTGGCATTTTTATTTGCTTCCTGCGTTAAGGAATTGATTTGGGTCTCCATTTTAGAGAACTGTGCGCTAAAACCTGCAAGATCTATATCTGCCTGAAATTCTAATTCTCCTCCTAATACATTCATAATTTATTTTTTTGTTGTTTCCATTATGTTTATCCCTTTCAGGGATAAGATTGTTGCCAGGAACTCATTCATGTGCATCTGTGAACGAACCACAATCATTGCCTTTAATAGATCCTGCGTCGTAAGCTGCTCCGAAATCAACTGCTTACATTTCACAGAATATCTTCCACTACGATTACTTATTGACATGGCAATGATGGTGCAAATTGCCTCGTGACTTTCCTGGACCATCAATGGCCCTTCATCATTTATTCGCTCAGGACTTAAAACATCCATATCAATTTTCAATTCTAAAATCAACTTACAAACGGCTGAGAGGGTACCAATAACTAACGGATCTATTTTGTAAACCACTTTTTTAGGCTTTAGTCCTAATCGTAGCCTTAAACTTTGCCAAGCTGATTTTGGCTCTATATCAATTTCAAGGAAAAACGGTTTACTGTCTTTTTGAAATTCTATTCTTTGTTCCATCTAAAAGTTTTTTAAAGCCATGAGTTTATAATACTCCAAATCTCTTCTTGGCTTTTATGTTTTTGTAAATCAAAATCTTCAACAGGATAGAAAGTCATAGCGAGGCTATCGGCTTTATCCGGAGAGCGTTTTATCCTCTTCTTTATTTCGTCTTTGCTTTCAATTTTGATTTTACCATTTGATTGAAACTCCCATTTTGTTTGCATAAGCTCCTGAGCAAGTTCCTTATCTGGTGGGAGGGCAGCGCCGGTATTATTGGCAGGATTGAGCCAGTCCCGAACCGCCCAGTATAGGTAGGCTCTCATGTTCAAAAACTCATATTGCCCGGTAATGTCTTTTAAGATTTGTCCATCATATTGAGGGGCTTCGGAGAACTTACAGGAGTAAACATTTTCAAAGCCCAGCTCTATAAGCCTGCTATAGGTTCCTGCACCCTCCCCAATGGTATCGATAAAAGCTTTAGGCACGTCGCCTTGTGCAGGGGCTGTATTGGCCTGTAAAATGGCTCTAATGTTACCGGCTGCTTCCATGTGGCTGGCTCCGGATGTTTTCAGTATCTGAAATTGCTTTACTAGTGAGCCATAACGGTGACAAAAGCAAGTTGCGTCCGTGCCCATGCCCGCAACATCCGCACCTAAGCGCAAGGGCTTGTTAATAGAAAAGCCTGCTGCCTGCTGCTCTAAATATCTTTTATTAGCTGCTTCTATCCAAGCCTCTGGAACCAATACATCACTACTGACTTTGGGAGCCATGCCCCTAACCTTCACTCTAAATAAATCGTTTGGACGATAGTAGCCGGCATCTCCGTTTTCATCAGTCCATATAAAGTCACCTTCAATTTCTGAGAATTGACTTTCCGGTATTTTCATGCACCAATCTTTTACGCGGCCATTTACCCAATCAAAGTCTACTTGGCCGGGAATAATAACCCTACGCTGTAAAACATTAGGTGCCGTTAAACTGTCAAGCCTGAAAGAATGAAACTGTTTATTTAAAAGTGATTCAGCCGCATATCCTGTTGATCTGTTGTAATTAAATACGATCAATAGTCTTGAATTGCCTTGAAGGTTACCCTCAATTGCATGGAAAACGCTATCAGCTATACCTGATGCTTCAGTCATAACAAACATGGTATTCACAGCATGCCACCCGGACCACGCTTCTGGCCTATGTTCATCTGCAACGAAAGAGGTTAAAAACCACTCCCTATGATCCATCTTTAAATCATAGGAGGTGAGTTTTCCTCCGAATATTTGCCCGAAACCGTTAACGCACATATTGTGATAGAGCTTAGCGATTTCCGGCATCATAATCCCTAACACCTGGCGGTCGGTGGGAGCTGAAAGTACCGTCTTTGAGTTGCCGATAAGTTTGAGGTCCTTATCAAACACTGGCGTCAAATAATGAAAGCACATTGCAGCTACGGCAGCAACTACATCTTTTCCACGAGCTGTACCTGAGACAACAGAGGTTTTAGAGTTGAATTGTACTGAGCTTAAAATATCCTGTTGCTCTTTATCCAAAGTAATCCCGAGAACATCTCTTGCGAAAACATTCCAATCTTTTTTACATCTTGAAAGCAGAATGGTTAACTCAGCTTCTACCTGTTTCATTTTCATTGCTAGACAGCGCTTTTTTGTAGAGGCTTGATAAGTCTGATTTAAGATTTACATCATTTTCTACCTTACTGGTTTCAACAAATCCGTGTACTGACTTCAAAACAAAAATTCCAAACACTGGATTTACATCTTTTCCTTTCGCCGCTTTCTTTTGTATAAAGGCTGCGCTTCTTCCTTTTGCTCTTTTTAGTAAATCCGTTATTTCTTCATCGTCTTCGAACTTTTCAAGAATGTAATAAAACTTGTCACGGTAAATACCAATCTTATCACATATGTCATCAAGGAAGAAACATTCATCATCAATAGCGTCAAGTGCCTGCTGAGCTACTTCTAAAGCTTTTTCCCGGGTGATTTTTTCTGCGTACTTATTACCTTTTTCTGCTGCCATATAAATAGTTATAAATTGATTGCTTCTGGAATTATCGTCAATGACTGGTCAGCTTCTTCATAAAACAAACCGGCCCCTCCTGATATTGGCCTACGACCTCTTTTTTGATAACCCTTTTCATTGACAAACTTTCTTAGGTCATCCCAGGCTTTTTCTACTGCTATCAATTTGCAGTATAATTCGTTTTGATCTTCCGTTTCAATGATGATTGAATTGCGTTTTTTTATTCTCTCTTTATCAACTGTTATCTGATCATCTTCAATTAAAAGATCTTCCGCATCAAATATGTAACTGTCCGTTGCCGAATACTCCCTGGTGCTTTTTAAGTTCCAGAAGCTTTTTACCTCTTGCTTGAATGCATCCAGCTTCTTTTGCAATTCTGCCTTTGCCATATCATGTAAAAAAGAAAGTGTTGTAAACTTTAACTCTTCCAATAATAGAGCATTGGCTTTCTCTGAAGCTTCAGGCATTCGACCGGTAATTAAGCCTTTTATTTCATCAGGACTCATGTCTGATTTTACAAGAGACTTGTAGTTTGTATTAATATTTTGAATTGCCGGTATTAATACACTCTCCCAAGTCCTGACTTCTATTTCGTATTTGGCTTGATTGACCTTTAATACTGTTCCAATATGATTTTTCATGCTTCCTGTTTTTTTACGTTTATAATTTGCCGACAATAGCATCTAACTCTTCATCAGTTAGTGGAATATGAGAAGTGTCAGCTGCGCTTCCTGGCTTTCTTTGCTTTATCTTTTCAACTTCTTCTTGCCATTGTCTATATTCTTCATCAGACATTTTTGATACTAGGTTTTTTAAATAGTCTGACCAAGTAGGGTTAATGTTTCTACTCATGATTTTGTGTTTTTGATTGTTATAAATAATATTCGGGAAATTGAGTTTTAAATGCATGTTCAACCTCGTCAAGCCGACCCTCAATGAGCATTGTATAAAACATGCGTATCAGGTTATCTGCTTGCTGTTCTTTTTCGTCTTTGGCTTTGAAGTCAATTGCCTGAACCAGGGTTCGTAACTCCTTTTCTATGACAGGTACCAGACCAATTTTTTCTACTTGCTCTTTTATTTGGTCTTCCCTTAATATGGTCGCTTCCGCACCGTATGGACTGTCCATAATGCACTGCAGCAAAAACTTGTTTGTCAATACTTCGTTTTTGATTCCTGTAGTTAGTGATTGTGTTTGCATTTTTTATTTTTTAGTATTTATAATCCCAGCAGACTGGATAATCATTTTCAGTTAAAACGAGTCCTGTGGAGTCGATGTTATTTAAAAAAATATCAGCCAAATCCTGATCTTCTCTTTGCTGATCTATGAAGTACTTTTCAAGAGAATCGCTCACTCTAATCTTGGAGGATAAGGCCTCAGAAATCCTTTCGGCTCTTTCCCTCCATTCATCAAAACAGGTCTTACCTGATTTGATATTGAAAATCCCATAATCCGGGAAAAACGTAACTGAGTGATTTTTTAAAACTTGGTAGGTGTTGTATTCCCTCCATTTGCAACCAGAGGCACCGCCCGTTGCAAGCCAATTGAATTGAGGTAAATGAATGGAGGATATTACGGCCGTCTTCTCAGATTCAACTATACATACCGGCTTTTCCGGATACTCTGTTAATAAATGGGCTCCGAAAAATGTCTGTTCCAAGTTTAGCCCCTTGGTGGATTCATTTAAAAACCTGCCATAGATAATTGAGCATGGGTTTTCAGTGGTGACTGCTAAATACTGCTTAGTTGTACGATCAAACCTTTCTACTTTTTCACCTTCTTTTATTCTTTTACCGGTAGATGGGTCATGAAGCATAATCTTAATCTGACGAAGATTCCCTTCGGTGTCAAGCTGAGGAAATACAACTGCACCTTTCCAATAGCTTGACGTGCCTAGACAGTAATTCCTAAACGCATCTCTCGCAATCCTATCGGTATATCGTTTTTGGAGGAATAAAAAGAAGTTGTTCTTTCTATAAAAAGTCTCAGGAACAATAGCTTCTAAATACTCAATTGGCAGATATTCAACAGGCTTAATTTCTTCTGTACGCATTGAACCTATTAACGGTTTTTGCTTCTCCCCTGATCCTTTGTAAAACTCTGTCCAGCTTAGTTCATACCCGCAACCGTTTTCCCGGTCGCATCTGCCATATTCGTCCGGCAAATAATCACCGGACGCGTTATCAATACACCGAACAAACCTTTTCTTCCCACAGTTAGGGCAGTTGAATTTTTTGCTTGTCTTGTCTAATTGGGCTCTATATTGTTGTACCTGCATCATTGGATATTGATTCTATAGGTTTGATATTTCTCCCCTTCCAGCCGGCCATCATTTTCTTTTACCCACCCTTTGTTCTTAATGTGGGTTAAAAACTCAATTGCTTTGCTACGCCCCATTGTTATACCGTACGTTCCGAGCTGTAAAATGAGTTGAGTAAGTAGCTCGTTATATTTTGGGCGCTTGATGTTTTTAAACACTTCTTTCAATATGGCCCGGTAAGATTCATCTGGAAAATTGTTAGGTGACAATGCTTTTTTCTTCCCGTCTTTCGCAGTTTCATTAACCCATTCATCAGTAATTGCAGGCAGTCCGTTTTCGTTAATTGAAAAGGCGAACTGTAAAAACTCTTTATCTCTGAAATATTCCGGGGTAACGACAGATAACTCAGTATTGTTCTGATCCTTGGCAATCGATAAAACGGATTCGGCTTTATTGATCAACTCTGTTCCTACATGGCCTCTTGCGTTATTATCAGCCTTGTTCTGGTGTAGAACTGTTATGATATGAATATTTAATTCTTCTGTCCATTTAAGTAGCTTATTTGCTATAAAAGTGGCTTCCTCTGGACTGTTTATGTCTGTAACTATATCCCGAATGCCATCGATCACTACTACAGCTAATCCGGACGTTGAATAAATAAGGTGTTCAATAATTTTAAGACGTGTGACAGTGTCAAATTTGCGTAGTGCATAAACTTTCAAATTATTGCTTTGATCAACACCGGCAGTACGCAAAGCTGTTTTATACGAACGCTGAACATGGTATTCACTTTGCTCAGTATCAAACCAGACTATGACATTTTTATCGGCTTCGAGCCAGGCCTGCAGCTTGTTCATTAGAAGCTTCCCACCAAGGAAAGCAGCAATAAGCAAGGAAATAAAAAAAGTTTTCCGGCTTTTCGCCTTACCAATTACTAAAGAGAAATTACCCAGGGTCGCAAAAACAGAATATTTACCGCTGCATTGGACTTCAAGTATATTTTGTGGCTCGACTGCTTTCTTTGATAGATCAACTAATGCCAGACTGGCAAGACTCTCAATTTCATTCTCAGCACCTTTAGAAAGAGCATTTGTTTTGTTTACCTCACTTGTGATTACATCCAAGGATAACACCTTAGCCTTTCTCATCTTCTCAGGTACCACTGCTTGAGGTATGGCTGCACAATTACTCTTCATCAGTTTTGCTTATACTTTTTAAGAGTTGTCAATGCGGCAGTCACCTCGCTCGCCTTAAAATAGGTCCTTCCAGAAATTGTATACTTGGTGAGCAGGCCTTTATTTGCCCATGAGTTCAGGGTAACCAGTGAAATTTTTGGGCAAAACAATGCGCAAGTCTCTTTTGGAGAAAGAAACCTACTTTCCAGATCCTCCTGAACTTTCGCCCGGACTTCTTCACGGACGATTGTTGTCAGCACCTCCTTTAATTCACTTAAAGGAATGGGAGAGAGTAAAACTTGTTGATATTCCTTTGTATCTACCATCATTAACGATTGATGGTACAAAGGAATTGGGGGGAGTCAGGGGGGATTCCCCCTTTATTTGATTATTTGAATTTAGAAAGGTCCCTTTGTGTAATGCCGAAAGACTTCAATGATTCAAGCACTTGCTTATTAACGCCTTCTTTGTCTGGATTGTTACTAATGTCTTTGCTTCCTCCATTTATTAAGTTTCGAATATATCTCGCTAGCTGCTTATGCTTCCTAGCTCCTGGAACAGTTTCCTTTTTTATCTCAATTCCTAAAATAAAACAGATGAATGATGTAAACTTTCCATTTCCCATTCCTATTCCGAAGCTTTGCCAAAGTGAATCAAGAACGCCCAATTTTTTCAATAGCATAAACCTTTTTGTTTCTTGTTCTAACAATGCTGTTTCTTCTGGTGTAAGGTCAGCTACTTCGAATTGGCTTTGCTTTACCTCTATTTCATCAATATAACTTTCGAAACTGTATTGAGTATCTGCCTCCTTAAATCCATAATTATTAAACAATAATTCATACTCTTTTTTTGATCCTTGCATTTCACTATCAGATTTTAGAAAACACCAAAAGTCTACCCAACCTTCTTCGTTTTCAATCTTAGCTCCTTCTAGGTAGAACATGTATTTAGGTGATCGAGGTAGATTGATTTCATTATTGCTGATGTCAATAGATGTATAATAATCCTCTCTGCCAGGCAATATGTCTATGAGCTGCTCAGTCTCTCTTATTGGTTGGTTAAGGCCATGATAAACAGTTGTTGTCTTAACTATGGCTTTTTTCTTTTTTAAATCAACAGCAACTACCTGAGAAATGTTTTGTATCGTTTCCTCTGACAAGTCGTCAAGAACAGCATAATATTTTTTAGCAAGGGACAAGTACTCATCGCGCTTGTCAACAGCAGCAGACAGAAAAGCTCTAAATAAAAGTTTTAAGTTTACATAAGTGAACCCTTCAGTTTTAGCATTGTAAAGAGATAGGAGAACATTATCAATCTCGGCTCGAATCGACTCGATGCTTGTATTATTATTCATGGTAATGAAGTTGGTATTAAAGTTTTTTATGCTACTCTCAATATTTTTTCAGCCCACCTTTTCTTCATGTGAGCAGATAGTTTCTTTGCTGCATCCAGTTTGGAAACCCTTATGTATTTTAAAAAGCTCTTTTCAGTCTTATGCCCGGTGATCTTCATTATCTCTAATGTTGGGTAGCCATCTAAGAACAGGTTTGTTGCAAATGACCTACGGGCCGTATGGCTAGATACGCATTCCCAAAGTTCTTTTCCCGGATCCGTTAATAGCCTGCCTTTTTCATCCATTTCAGCATCCTTCAGCGCATCCTTGATATAATCGTTGAATTTCTGGTTTGAAAGGGATTTAGGCAAATTATTGGGGTTGTTCTGGTACTTATCGAATATCTGCAGAACTATTGGGCTGCAGGGAATAACTACCTGTTCACCGGTTTTTTGTGTAATGATCTTAATAAACCTTTCTCCATCAATTGTAACAATGTTCTCAGGCTTTACATTGGAGTAATCGGAAAAGCGAAGCCCTACCATACAGCCAAAAACAAACAGGTCCCTTACTTGTTCCAGCTTTTTGTTTTTTGAAAGATCATGCTTGAACAGTTTCGTTAGTTCTGCATCGTTTAAATACACAGCATCGGTATCTATCCATGAGGCAGCAAACTTCTTGTTCCTGAATTGGACGTTCTTAGTATATCCCATGTCCAAAGCTTCATTCATAAAGACCTTTATCACCTGGATATGCTTAGCAATCGTATTTTGGCTTAAGCCAGCTTTCTTTTTCAGGTAGTCAACATACTTATGGTAAAAGGTAAGTGTAATCGTATCAAATGAAATTGGATAACGTTGGCTGACCTCAAACGCCTTTAAATGCCCGATAACGGTGTTGTAGGTCTTTGTGGTGTTCTTGCTCTTATCTTTCCCCCTGTGCTTTATTTCGCCTGTTTTAAAGCGTTCTGCAAGGGTATAGAAATCAGATTGTTCTTCACCCTCCCCCTGCTTATTCATAAACTGGATTAAACGCAGTTTCAAAAGACCTGGTTCAGGGATTCCATTTTTGATTTCTGTGTTATAGGCTTTTTGTATTACTGATTCAAGATTATCCAGTAAGTCATTCAGTGAGTGCTTACCATCAGCGGTGGTTTGTTTATTACTCTTTACCCGTTGTTTATCTTCATTCCAATGCTTAGGATCTATTGTCTGCCCAAACGTAAAAACAAGGTCATTCCCGCTATATTTAAACCGAAGCTTAATCAATGACTTACCAGTATTCTCAACAGTCTTTTTGAGGTAAAAATTTACATTTGGCAT